TCGTAAGTCGGCTGACCGGGATCAACAACCGGGAACACATTCCACGATGCCAGCATTTCGGGGCTGGGGTTTTTCGGGAAGCTAGTTTGTGGATTGTCTTTTCTCAAATCGCCGATTGAGTAAGGGAATTTCTCGACGCCTTGATTGGGTGCTAAAACGTACATTGATTGCTCCTTATTGCCAAGCTGCGCCGATAATTCCGGGTTGCGCAGTAATCGGATCGCTGCAAGTAACCTGAATAGTTCCCGCAGAAGTTGACGATGTACTAGCTGTGCTGCTTAAATAACTGCCCTGCGATACTTCGTATTCTTCTGGCAAACCGGTCCAAGTAACACTACCGGGCGACGGTGAGACCCCTGCGGTGTGATATCCCGCCCAAACAAGCGCTGCATCAGAAAATGATGATGTAAGCGTTTTTGTCGAACTGCTGCTAAATCCTGACGAAGCTGAACCTGTCCAAACAGGAGTTGCGCTATCCGCACCAAGAATTGAAATGCTATAAACCACTGGGACTGCCGTCGTACCCGTGTCAATATTGTTTGCGCTGTAAGTAATGACAACATCGCCCGACGTTTCGCTGGTTTCGATGTAAAAAATTCCTCTTGGCGCAACACCGCCAGACTTAATTGCCGTCGTTGCAGTCACTCCACCAATCGTGACTGATGAAATAGAGAATGACGTTTCTGTTGCCGCATAGCTTTGCAAAACCATCACGGCAACAATTCGGGTTCCGCTGCCACCATAGGTCAACCCCGTTGCAGTCCAAACAGTTGTTGCCCCAGTGGTTAGTGCGTACCCGTTGTCAACATACGCAAGGCCACCGCCAGACGCTCCAAGCACTTTTGCGGTAAGCATTAGGCGTTTCCTACTCGCGCACCATAAATCGTGCTGCCGACTTTCCACAGCGCGATTGACGTATACCCACTGGTGTTTAATTCTGGCGCAGATCCGACATTGGTCGTCCAAGTGACCGCCAGCGATGTCCACGTAACCGTATAGTCCGTCCCATCGTCAATCATCAGTGTCATAGACTGACCCGCAGCCCATGTGCCAGCAGTTGGAGTACTGTTGCCGCTAAGTGTCCACGTTTGAATAGAGCCGTTGGTCGGAGATAAAGCCGGGGTGGTGCCACTGACCGCGTAAACTTCCTCGGTGTACCCGTCGTTTAAAGTTACTCCATAGACTGTCGGGTACACCGCACGAACGAAACTACCCGTCCCAGTAAAAGAACTAAGCCCGATAATATCGACAAAATCTGAACCGTCCCACGCAACCATTGTCGAATTACCCGCCGATACGGTCACGCCAGTCGTTGGGCCAGCGCCGCGTATGACGATACTTTGGGTACCACCTGTTGCGTTTATAACTATGTATGCTTTGCTTTGCGCGGGAGCGGTAATATAGCGCGTGGTTGATCCGGAGGCCGTCCACAACAAAATTGCAGAGCGAGCTTCATTACTGGCCCCATCGGTAGCTGTGAGAGTCACATCCGCATCAGTAGACAGCGTGGTTGTACCTGCAACGGCAGTATCAAGTAGGGAAGTGATTGCACTGTTAACGGTACTCCCCCAAGTTCCGGATAGCTCCCCCGTTACAGGAAGCGCTAAACCGAGAAGAGGAGTGTAGCTTGTGGGCATCTTAGGCTCCTAGTTACTAAACGCCAGTAACGGTAGTCCATGCTGAGGACTGCACCGTGCCTACTGGAGTCCACGAGGTTGATTGATTTTCGGAAATCTGCGCCCAGTTTGCAGGTTGCAGCGTAACAGTGGGTGTCCACGTAACCGTCTGTGAGTCTATTATATCCGCCCACGTAGCAACTTGACTAGTGTCATCTACTCCCCACACAAGCACAGATCCTACAGCGCCGATGCCTTGTACGCCTGTAACAAATACCTGTGTAGTCTGCCCAAGGGTTGGGTTATAAACTGTATTAGGGTTGGTATATCGAACGGGAGCTAGCGAATAGCTAGCATCAACCGACGGCGTATAGAAGCTATTAGTATTGGTGTACAGCGCTGGCGCAAGTACGGATCCTTCACTTACGATAGGCGTATAGAAACTATTAGTATTGGTATATAACGCAGGAGCTAGCGAATAGCTAGCATCAACCGACGGCGTGTAGAAACTATTAGTATTGGTATATAGCGCGGGAGCTAGCGAATAGCTAGCATCAACCGACGGCGTATAGAAACTATTAGTATTGGTATATAACGCAGGAGCTAAGTTTTGTGCTGCAGGTGTTTCAAAATACGAAGCGCCGCCAATGACCGCCGACCCAACTGGCGAATCACCAATAGCTCCGACTGTCAAGAAAGTTGCCATATTAATTAGGGGCTAAAACGTACATTGGTTGCTCCTATTGCCAAGCTGCGCCAATAAAAACATCCAACATTGCGGCAATTGTTTGCATCTTATCTCTCAGGGTCGTAAGCGAATTTGAACTGCGTTGAGCGTAGAAGAGCCGCCAGATAAATTTGAAGAAGCATTATCTGAGCCATCCAACTGATAGAAAACAGCAATTGATGGTTGATAGGCATTGCTGTCGGTAAATAGCACTCCGTCCGATACAGTAGGCGTTGACCATGTTCTGCTTGAACTACCGGCAATAAAGCATTGAATAACATAGTCTCCGGTAGTTGCAGATACAGCGTCGGCGGTTATTGACGTAGTTGACGAAGCATACGCATAGGTTCCAGCAACCGGGGTTTCCCCAACATTTCGAAATCGTAATACAACGCCGCCCAAAACTGCGGTGCCACTGGCAAGAGACGCAGTAAAATCAGATTCAGAACTACTAGTCGCTATTTTATAAGATACTGAAGACCGGTCACTTGCAGAAGGATCGGCTAGATAGGTCCATCCACTTGGCGTTGAGTAAGTTCTGGTTGAATTGCCGCCAAAAATGAATATCAGGAGGTCTCCAGTTAAGCCGCTTGGAACTGACTGGCTATAGGAGCTAACATTAACTCCGTTTGAATCGTTAAACGCGCTATCAATAAATGATATTGATCCCGGTGGGGGTTGCACCATCCTAAGCCTATTAGCCAGCATTACGCAACGTCCCCGATGTAAGCCCCATAGATAGTCGTTCCAACTTTCCAAAGCTCGATCACGGAATATCCGCTTGTCGCCAACGTCGGCGCAGAACCTCCGACCCAAGTCACCGCTACCGAAGTCCAAGTCACGGTATAGGCCGTTCCGTCGTCAATCATCAACGTCAGAGACTGGCCAGCAGCCCACGTCCCTGCGGTCGGGGTGCTATTTCCACTAAGCGTCCACGTTTGAATAGAGCCGTTTGTTGGACTGAGAGCCGGGGTGGTCCCGCTGACTGCGTAGACCTCTTCGGTGTAGCCGTCATTCAACGTCAAACCAGATGCAGTGCCGTTGGTTGAGTTGACAATCGAGCCGAACAACGTGGCGCTTGGCGAGAGGATGACAATCTTGTCACCGGCAGAAAAGCTGACGGCAGAGCCAGCATTGCTGGACTCCTGCACCGTTGTCCGGGTCAGTGTGCTGGCAGCAGAATATGTCCCGATGCCAGTTTCCCAGTCGCCCGTTGGCACCCCGTTTGCATCGACCTCAAAGATCGCATAGTCGACGGTGTCAGACACGGAGCAGACCGCCGAAAAAGTCTGGTATCCCGTGACTGCGCCCGACAGCGTAAATGCCCCCGTGCCGGTTGTGGTGCTTGACTCAGCAACGCGAGATTTCCAGACTTGCGCCATAATCTACCTCACAGCGCGAAGATGCCGCTTGCGTTCCACGTAATAGAAATATCACCGCCGTTAGGCGTCACCGGAAGACCGGTCACCGAGGTGTCGATGTAGGCGACCAGTGGGCTAGTTCCAGCCGTGCCGGTGTCAATGTAGATAATCAGAGCTTCGACTGAGTTGCCCGTCACCGCCGTGAATGTCACGTCCGCGCCGTCAAAGACACCGTTCGTGAACGTCTTGCTACCGATGGTCTGCGGAGTGCCAACTGCCGCGCTCGATGCGCTTGAGTAGAACTGGTGCGCCGCTGAATATGTGTACGTTCCGGTATCAATTAACGCGACTTTAACAGTACCTGCGGACAGATCGTTGTTTGCGGTGAACTGAAGAAGCTGCTCTTTCCAAAGCGGATAGAGTGCATTAGCCATGCTTGGCCCCTATTAAGCTATGCGTACAACGGCGTTGTTAGCATCTGCCGCTGGCATGATAATGGTAAAGGTAGTAACAGACACTTTGTCTGCACCAAAGTTAAGTACTGCTACGGACTTGTTGGACTTACTCGTGTTATAAATTAGCGCCCCACGAGCAGTAATTGCCGATGACCACGTGACATCATCGAAGTCTACATACGCAGTTGTCCCCGAAGATGCTGGCGGTACTACAGTAAGCGTGGCCCCTCCGGCGGTGTACCCACTTGCAACAACTTCGCTAGAAGAGGTGTACTCCTGCGTACTCGGACCAAGGTTCGCCGAAGAATCATACAGCGCAATCTTGAACGTGTCCGTTGAAAAGTCGTGTACTCCGGACAATAGTTCCAGCTTGAACGAGGTACACATTGCTTGGGTAATAGCCACAACTGCTCCTTATCAGGCTACTGGAACCCGAGTCTGTCCGCTACGGTACGCATCCTGTCGATCAAGCCCGTCACCCAACCGCTTAGCAAGACCTAATGCTTCCTTGAACTTGGTGTCGTACAACTGGATAAGATCCGCCTCACCCTTCATAAAGGTGTACGCTTCAACTAACGTGCCATACAAAAGGACGGAATCGATGTTGTCACCAAGCCACGTATTTCCTGCGGTAACAATAGACTCAGGATAAAAGTAATAATGCAACTCTACGGTGTAATTGGCGTTGGGTGTTGGCCCCACAATCAAAGACAGTTCTGCCGGAGCGCTAGTACGAGGACCAAATAGCGCATAGTATTTAGGCAAACCCGTAGTCGATGCGGACGGATAAGCTTCGCGAATAAAGTTAACGTCCTTATTCAGCAAAAACGTGTAATCTCCGACCCCGTCAACAACCGCAAGTGAATACGGCGCAAGAAAGTCGTCCGGGCAAGATAGATACTTATTGCCACTTGTCAGACTACCTGTGACGTTGTTTCGCAGCGACGGAAACTGAACAGTGTTATAAATCCGCTGCTCAGCTTGCTGTACGAAGACAGGTATATTCGCTACAAAATCCGTTTCGTAGTTCTGCGT